AGGAAGTATGCCCGCAGGACGCGGAAGATCATCATCGAAAGCAAGACCGACATGAAAAAGCGGATCGGAAAGTCCCCCGACTTGTTTGACTCGTTCGCCGTAGGGTTATTCGTCGCCCGCAAGGTCTTTGGAGCCATGGCGGGATCGGAGGCTATAGAAGAGAAGAAGAGAATCAACAAAGAGACCTTCAAGAAACTCAAACAAGCCTTGACTTTGCGTAGGCAATGGTAGACTCTAACCTGATTTTCTATGGCTCAACTACCTATTGCCGAAGCTGATATTGTTATCTTTCAGGGGGCTACCTTTAATCAGACGCTTTTCTATGAGACGGGCGAGCCCTCGGCTCCTGTGGATCTTTCCAGCTTCACGGCCAAGATGCAGATCCGCTCAAAGCCCGAATCCAAAGCGGTAATCCTTGAGTTGTCTACGGCAGGCGATAATGGTAGGATTGTCCTCAATGAGACTACAGGATCTATTAGACTATTTATTTCGGACGAGGACACGGCCACCCTCTCCGTCTGCGACAAAGCCGTATATGACCTTGAACTATACAACGCGGGCGTCACAACCCGAATCTTGCAGGGCAATGTTATCATCTCCCCCGAAGTTACCCGTTAAACCCCAATGAGTAAGATCTGCATCCCTATTCCAAGTTCCAGTGTTATTGGAGTTAGCTCAACCCCGATTCAAACTCCCAGTGTCAACATCCTTCGGGTGGAGCCATCGATTACTGGACTGATCGGCGGAGCGGCTACAGATTTGGATGGACTCAACACAGTCAGCGGAAATTACGCTGTTGGTATTGTGGTGTTTTTGGTCATCAGTGGAGCCCCCGCCATCTATCAATTGACCAGCGGAACGGACGAAACAAATAACCCTTGGGTAATTAGGCCTAATGACTATGCAAGCCAAACGGGAACCAAGCGGGTTTGGAAGCGATTAATGTAAAATGAAAACAATTCTATCTCTTATTATTTCGGGAGCCTTGGTTGTTTCGGGCTACGCGCAAACCCGCAATGTGTTGGTCGGAACCAACAATAGCGTAGTCCAGCCTACCAACTTCTGGAGCGCCGATGCCTCCAATGCTCGCTCTGGATTGGGTTTGGGAACCGCCGCGACCAACCCCGCATCCGCATTCCAGCCATCTTCGGCAACTCTGAGCAATCTGGCATCCAGCAATGCGGTGGACCTGACCAACCTTCGCTCCACCAACATTGTCGGCACCATCCCCGCATCCAACATTTCCTCTTTGTCCCTCACTGGTATCCCAGCCACAAACATTGTGGGAACAGTGGCTCTCGCCTCCAACATCTCGGGAACCTTGGCCATCACCAATGGAGGGACGGGTGCCACTAACGCCGCTACAGCAAGAACCAACTTGGGCGCAACAACCATTGGTAATGCGTTGTTCACAGCAACCAATAGCGCGGCAGCAATTGATGCCATTGGAATTAGTACTAATTTTTCTGATCAGGAATTAAGTGTCGAAACCATTGTCGTGCCACAGGCTACTGGCCTAAGTTCCGCTACGGCTAACGGCATTCAATTTAGGCGTATCTACCCATCAAGCAATGGACTTATTGCCTTAAGTGGAACCGATGATCAGGGGCAAACAACTTTTAGAATATCTACTGGAACAATGAGCGGAACAACTGCTGAAGTTGCGCTTTTCAATGCCAGTCAAATTACATTTTACGAGCCTCTATCTTTCAACAACACCACCAATGCCGCCACCACCCGAACAAATCTTGGACTTGGTTGGGCGGCACTGACCAACACTTCGGCATCTGGATTCAGCGCGGCTCTCTACGGTAGTAATACCAATCCAGTTTTGATTAACACCAACGGAGAGGTGGTAAGCCCGACCAACTTCTGGCAGGTGGCCCCGATTAACACGGTTTTACAAAACATTACCAACGTGGTTGGTAACTCGACCAACGCCGCCACCAACGCAAGAATGCTTTTCCTCTACAGCTTGGCTCCCACAGTAACCAATGTTACCTCTACCATCACCCTTCCGACCAATGGTTCAACATTCGGCGGGGATGTGGCCACAATCACTCACTTGGGTCCAACCAGTAGCGTGACGGCAATTAGGTCATTGGGTGCGGGGACAAACATTATCACGCTCAACCAGCCCGAAGAATCTGTGAGGCTCATCTATCGCGATAGTGGTTGGACGTTGATGGATAACATTTCCTACATCGAACCCATCTACTTCTCTGGTACCAATGCAGTGGCTAATGCAGCGGCAAGCAGAACCAATTTGGGATTAGGGGCAACGAACGATGTGGAGTTTAACAGTGTTCAAGCATCAGAAATTAAAGAAAGTGGCGGCACGCGAGTTCTTGATCTTGAAAATTTTGCTCTTACATTTGGAACAAATTATCTTGTGGAATGGTCAACCAACGAGGTTCAAATAAATAGTCCTCTGACGTTTTTTGGAACAAATACAGCCGACACCACCCGCACCAACCTCGGCCTTGGCGCAACCAACAACGTCACATTTAATGATGTGGTGGCATCGGGCACCTTGACCGCCACATCTACGGTGACGGCTAAGACCAATCTTGTGGTAGAGGGGTTTGTGGATTACACCGCAGCCCGAACCAACAACACTCCAACCAACACTCCCAACTTCGCCGCCCATGCCGCATGGATCGAAGTTAAGGTTGGAACCAATTCATTCTTTCTACCAGCTTATCAATGACCAACTACTGGAGACTTGAACGCGACATTGAGATTGTCCAAGGAAAGACTTGGACGGCCAAATTCCGCTACCTGACAAGATCCTGCAAGGGGAAGAGCAACGTCCCAGTGGATCTCTCGTCCTACGGGGCCACCATGGTCATTCGGGAATGCGCCAAGGATAGTGCCAGTTTGCTCACATTGACCGCAGGAAGCGGGATTACGCTCGGATCGGACGGAACTATCGAAATAGTAATGACGGCCACGCAGGCGTCAAATCTGACGGCGGGAGACAATGTCTATGAGATTGAGCTAAACCTAGGTTACACCTATATCGCATTTGCTACGGGGAAAGCCAAGGTCTACGAGGAGATTGCCCGATAATGGAAGTAATCGAAGTAGTCGAGAGAGAGGTTGAGGTTATTGAGATCCTTGAGCGGGGTCTTGTTGGCCCCACTGGCCCTGTTGGCCCGCAAGCCAACATCAACTACACGGTAGTCTCCTCCAGTCAAACGGTAACCAACCGTCAGATGATTGCGGCTGATACTTCTGGGGGTTCGTTTACCCTAACCCTCCCCTCAAATCCCGCAGCAGGAGATGCCATTGATATCTTCGACTACTCGGACACCTTCGACACCAATCCCCTAACAATTGCTCTCAACGGACAGAATATTGAAGGCTTGGAAGATGACTTGGTAGCCAACGTCGAGGGAGCCTACTTCACCCTGATCTTCACAGGTGGAAGCAGAGGCTGGCAGGTGGTCCCCCGCTACGGAGTGAGCGGGTTGCAGAATGTTTTAACCACCGAAGGCGACTTGATCTACAGAGGGGCGAGCGCCGAAACAAGACTGGGAATCGGCACAGCAGGACAGATTCTCAAAGTAAATAGTGGAGCCACCGCACCAGAGTGGGGCAACGAGGTGATGAGCAGCGCGGATAAAACCAAGCTGGATGGGATTGCCGCAGGAGCAGAGGTCAATGTCAACGCCGACTGGAACGCCGTAAGCGGAGACGCCCAGATCCTCAACAAGCCCGCAACATTCACTCCTTCTTCCCACACCCATGGTTCCATCACTAATGATGGCAAGATCGGTTCAGTTTCGGGCTTGCCAGTAGTCACAACGACAGCAGGAGCGGTTACAACACTCGCCTTGGGCACAGCCAATCAGGTGTTGCGGGTCAACTCTGGGGCCACAGGAGTAGAGTTTGGCGCGGGCTTCGACGCGGCATCCCCGCCCGCCATCGGCAACACCACGCCGAACTCGGGTGCTTTCACCACAATTAGTGCCACGGGCGCTGTCACTGGAGCGGTGGCAGCAAATACTTCCGCAACCAGTGGTTGCAACGGGTTCCAAATTCCAGTGCCAGCCGCTGGCGGGTCCAGTGCAGTGGGACTGTATGCAGCGTTTACGTCTGGCAGTGCTCGCGCGGTCATTTTTGGCGCGGGCACCTCTGGATCAACCACGACGATTGCCGACTTTTCAGCAAGCGGACTTGTCGCTAACTCAATCCAAAACACGCCGATTGGCAGCACCACCCGAAACACAGGCGCGTTCACCACGCTAACGGCCAACAACGGCATACCGCTCGCGGCGAGTGCGCCTGTGCTGAATCTGTCGCAGACTTGGAACAATGCGGCGGTGGCTTTTACGGGGATGTTGCTCAATGTCACGAATACAAATTCTGTAGCCACAAGCTATTATCAAGAGTGGCAAGAAGGCGGCGTCACTCAAGCCGCCATACGCGTCGGAGGTTTTCTCTACCTGCGTAGTGGCAGGTTGGCGTCACCAGTTGGCGCAGGATGGGCAGA